GATTAATTGAGTTTGGATTCCGCTTTGTCAGTGCGTAACTGACTTCCACCCCCTTTCTTTGCTTTGCTATTGTTGGTTGATTTTTCTGGATCAACGGATGGAGACTTTCAAGACCTTCGGCGAGATTGAGGCCGCCCGCGCGGCGGCCGCTCGGTGGGCCCACCAGACCACGGGAGACAAACGTATGGAGAACGCTGTCTTCAAGGTGATGCTTGGTGTGGGCTTGCTTGGGTGTGGATCGTTGCTTCACAAGTGTTGGGTGCTGAATGAGAACAGGAAGGTTCGTCGGCACCTTGTGATCACGCAACGGCCAGTGGGCTTCTTTTGTGGCAAAGGTGGTGATGTTTACTACCGGCGCGAGCATTTGGCCCCAGTTTTCCGGGTCGTTCCCAAGGCTGTCAAGGCTTTGGATTTGATGGACGGTAAGGACCACGAGATCGAACACGAGTTTGTTCGGGAGAAGCGTAAGATTGAACCAGCTGAGGTTGGAGACGAAAGCATTCTCGCGGAATCTACCCCCCCACGCCCCAGTGTCAACAATCCACCTTGGATGGTGGCCCTCGCGATTGAGGGTTGTGATGGCACAGCCACCGTTGTTGGTGGTGGGGTTCGGCTTGGAGACTGGCTTCTGACTGCCCGTCATGTGTTTGAAAGTCCGAAGATGATTAGCTATATGGCTACGAACGTGATTTTCTTGGCGGGAGGCAAACAGGCAGAAGCGACCTTGGAACGAACGGCAACATCCTTTGTGGTGGCGCCCGGAAACAAGGAATATTCGATGACGTGGAAAGACTTGGCATTGTACAAGGTCGGCGATCGGGCGTTCAAGTCCGTCGGCGCGCGTTCGTTGAAGTGGACAGACTTGACATATTACCCCTCGTGTTCTGTGTCCACATTTGGAGCCCCAGACGGCACCATGATGACCGCTACGGGTCACGTGGTAACACATGTCGAATTGGAGGCGAAAAGCGGCGTGTTCGCCCATACCTGCAGTACGACGCAGGGCTGGTCGGGATCGCCGGTGGTGACCAACGTAATGGGTGCGACCAAGATCGTTGGAATCCACATCACAGGAGGAACAAACGCGAATTACGCGGTGACTTCCACAGCGGTGGTAGCGTTTCTCAGGAACGCGAAGATGCACAATGGAGCAGAACCGCTGGAAATTCCCTGTGCCGATGACAATTTATATCGTCGGTTCAAGCAGGCATGCTTTCCGGATGACATTCAAGATGAAGGGAAGCACGCACAGGGCGCCATTGGCGGCAGACAGTACCAGGGACGGAAGAGGTTCATGGATCTGGACGACCGTTGGGACGACGCTATCCAAGAAGAAGTGGATCAGCGTTTGCACGGTCACGGCATTGGTGAGGGAGGCCCCGGAGACCACGTCTACGAGGACGAGGCGGTAAAGATTCCCAAGGAAGAGGCGATTGACGAGTTTCGATTTGCCTTCAGCAAGTGGATGCTGAGCGAACAGGCCAGTCGTCACACAGTTACGGACGCAGGATTGCTCTGGGTTCGGCGTGTGGCGTGCTGGGGCTTGCATCCCCAATCAAGAAAGATTATGACGTATTTGATCAACACGGGCGAAATGACGGCGAGCAATAGCTCTGGCGAGTCGTGGATCGCGTTCGTGGACACTGGAGGAGACCCCCCATTGCCCTCGACGCCTCCTTTGCCCCGGTTCGTGTCCGTGGACACTGGAGAGAAGTTTCCATTGCCCTCGGCACCGCCCTTGTCCGGTTCCGCGCCAGCGAATTCGACGGTGTGCCCGTCTGAGCCTGGTGTGTCTGAGCCAGTGTTTGTGCCCGACAAGAAGACCGTTGATCAGGGAGTCTTTGCCCCTTGTGGTTCGTGGGAACCGTCGCCTGGCGAGTGGGCCCTGCCTTTTGAAGAGGAGGAAGGGAAGCTCGTCCATTGGGCTCAAAACGTCGATGAGTGTCGACCTCCGATTGTTCCGGCTTATGACGGCAATTTGAAGACAGGACCAAATATCACGAAGACGTCTGAGGAGGCGGACCACATTTCTTGGAGCGCGGATATCCAGCGCAACATGGATGATTGGTTCATGCACTACGATGAAGAGGCCCTTGGCCGTTTGAAGGGTGTTGGAGCCAAGACTTTGTTGAAACATGTCGCCTTCACGGAGTACAGACAGTACTTGGAGGCTGGCAACAAGGTGCTTTGGGACAACTACGACGGCAAGCACAAGAACACCGTGAAGAACCAGTTGGGTAAGACCCACTCGTTCCGCCTGGGATCCTGCGACGTAGGTTTTGGCGCGAACGCAGACGCGAAGCCGATTGACGAAGACTATTTGAAGGCTTGCGCTGGGTTGGAGTTCTTTTCTGGCTCTCAGAAGAAGAAGCTGGATGCAGTTTTGCAAGGTTATTGTTTGCCCCCGACGGGGCCGAAAGCTGTCAAGGAGAGCTTTCGCGGCCAGTGTGGCCGCCAGCAGCCTGGTACTTGGGCGAAGTTGCGGGAGACCCCCAATTTCGTGTCGCGTGTGAAGGAGTTTTGCGCGGAGTACCCTATGGCCAAGACGCCCTTGGTGAACAAGAGGTTTCTTGAGGCGGTCGAGCTGTATTGCGATGCAGCGGACGCCACGAAGTCGGCCGGTTGGTCGAGTCGGTACAAGTCTGGAGCTAAAGGAGCCTGGACCCTTGATTCTGAGGGCCGGAGTTTGTTGGCTTATTTTGTGGCTTGCCGTCTGGCGTTGAGAATGGCCGAGGGCGACAACATTCATTGGTTGAGCCCGAAGGACATGCTTGAGCTCGGTTTGCGAGATCCAGAAGAAGCGTTTGTCAAGAAGGAGGCCCATGATGAGACGAAAACGAAGTCGAAGAGATGGCGCCTCATATGGATCTGCTCGGTGGTGGACAGCGTGTGTCAGGACGCGCTGCACCACGCGCAGAACAAAGAAGACATTTTGGCTTATGCCACTGAGAAGTTGCACAGCCAGGCGGTGGGGATGGGACATCACGACGACGGCTTGGCCCGCATGGGCAAGACGTTTGATGTCATGACTCAACAAGGAACAAAGAACGTCGCTTATAGCGATGCGAGCGGCTGGGATCTCTCAGTTTGCCGTGACGCGCTGTATTTTGACGCTCACCGCCGTGTCAGTCGGATGAAGGACGTGAGTTGGGTTGTGAAAGATTTGATGATGGCGGAAGCTGCCACCAACTCGACCCACGTTATTGTGATCGGCAAGGAGTTGTGGACTTTCTACAATTTTGGTGTGACGGCGACGGGGATTCCGTCGACAAGCGCCCAGAACTCGCCGATTCGCAGTTTTACCTTGATTGCGTGTGGTGCGGATGCGGCCTGCGCAGTCGGTGATGACGAAGCTCACACCGGAGACGTCGACAAAGCTTTGTTGGCGACAACCGGCATCATCATCAAAGAAGGGTCCGATGGAGTGACAGGACCGACAGGCCCGATTGACATGACCTCCCATTTGTATGTGAAGGTGGGTGACACGTGGACCGCGACGTTCAACAATTTCGCGAAGTTGATGGCCCACTTGTCGTTGCGCAACCCGAATGAGGCGCCGTCCCAGGATACTTTGGGCGGCCTGCGCTTTGCCCTCCGCCACACGGAGTGGGCCGAGAAGATTTTCTTGACGGTGTGTGCCCGCATGGGCTGGTACGTGCCGGCGGCCAAGTACTCCGAGGGAGTTGAGTTGTAACGCTGTGCGACTGGCGGCGGGGGTAAAGTCCCTCCCCCCGCGTCTCGGGGCACCAATGCTCTTATTTATTGAGTCTTGGTTATGTTTGTTTGTGAGATTTGATTGGACGGTCTCCATACTTATTTTCTTTCTACACCAGCCTTGCGATGGCAGGCGGTAAAGGAAAGCGCGGTCGTCAGAACCGTTACCGGCCCCGGCAACGCAAACGCGTGTCGGGTGGCCGAGCTCGTGCTGATCGCCAGCTTGCTCAAGGCACTGGCAGAACAGTCGCGAGACCTTTCTTGAGTGCTCCGCGCTCCATCACGTTACGTGCATGGGATGCCTTCGACCAGTGTCATGCGGCTTTGCCGCGGGCGACCGGTCCCTATGCAGTTGTTCGTACCACAGCTTTGATGAAGTCAGCAGCCAAGTATGTTCAGTTTGGAACTTTCCAGCGCTTGGACATACCGGCGTGGTCGAACCTTGTGTGTACAGAATCAGTCAATTCAGCTCTCCCCATCAATGGCAATCAGAACGTGAAGTTCAAAGGAGTACCTATGCCTGGTGGGAGTGGATTTGCAATTGCTTCAGGCAGTGGGCTAACATGTGTACCTTCAGCTATCAGTGTGCAGATAATGAATCCTCAGGCTCTGCAAACAACGAAGGGCATCATTGCCGCTGCCGTTTCGAACACTCAATTGGATCTGAATGACCGCTTACAGCCATGGGATGACGTCGCGACGGGATGCATTAGCTATCTCCGTCCGCGCTTGATGTCGGCTGGTAAGCTTGCTTTGCGTGGAGTTCAGTTGAACAGTTACCCATTGAACATGGCCGCTGTTGCTGACTTTCTACCAATGTCGTATTCTCCTGACCAAGGAGGGACCCTCAATTCCGCCGCTGTGGCGTCGACTGGATGGGCCCCGATTGTTGTTATCAACGAAAGTGCAGGAGATGCGGATCCAGTGGAGCTGCAATTCCTTGTGAGTGTTGAGTGGCGTGTGAGGTTTGACATCAGCAACCCAGCTGTTGCGAGTCATGCTCACCACGGCGTCACTGACGACTGGAACTGGAACCGGATGCTCCAGAATGCCGTTAACATGGGAAACGGTGTACTGGACATCGTCGAACGAGTTGCGAGTGCCGGGCAGGCTGTACAGGCGATTGCCGGTCCTGCAATGCGGCGCGCTCCTCTTATGCTCACAGCAGCGTAAGAGTCTGTTATTTTCGCCCCCCCCGCTTAAGGCGGGGGGGGCCACGGGTGATCAAGAAATGCTAGATAAAACTACCCATTGATCTGAAAGACCCAAA